GCTAAAAAGTTTACATCTCTATTAATATTTTCAACTAAACTTACTTGTTTTTTTGCAATATCTTCAGTTGACATTTCTTGAAACTCTTCTCTGAATTCTAATAGTTTTTTAGCATTTTCGGATGTCATATCTTGTAACGCTACTGATGTTGCACCTGCAAATTCTTTTTGTAAATTTTTTGGAATTTCAATAGACATCTTGCCGTCTTTCATTTGTGCAAGATTCGTTAAAAACTCCTTATCTTCTTCATTTTTAAATGTTAAACCATTCGCCATCATATCAGCAGCTGCAGATGTTCTCTGAGCTGCGTTCACGGCAATTTTTGTAAGTTCATTATAATCTACACCTAATTCTTTAGCTAATGCTCGTGCTCTTCTTAAGTTTGCTCCTGATACTTCAAATCTACCTTGTTCTGAATTGTATGTTGCTAAACTTTCAGCAGCACCAATTAATGAATTTTGTAAGTCTTCAACATTGTTTGTCGCATCATACATCATTTTTATAGGGTCACTAAATGTTCCAAATGCTCCACCAATTGCTTGTAATCCTGCTGCCATTGATAACGCACCTTCAGGGTCCATAACTTTTTCCGCTATTGTGAATACACTTTGCATATTCATTCTAAGAGATATTGATTTTTGAACCATTTGATTTAAACCATCAACTCCCTTATTAAATCCATATTCGTTTAACTTACCAATATTTGCAACTAAGTCTTTTGATGTTGTTTTTGCGTTTAAACCTAATTCTAATGATGATTTTCCCGCCTTTTGTATTGTTAACATTGCATCTCTAGCTCCAACTGAAACGTCTTGAAACGAGTTTGCTGCTCGACCACCTTCTTCCATAGAGTCAAAGTAAACTCTACTTGTCATTGCAACATCGGTCATAGTTTCTTCATTAAGAAGTCTAAATCTTCCTAAATCCGCAGTACTTCTAAGACTTTCGGATAATTCTCCTGTTAGTCCTGTTTCAGTATTGATTTTGGCTTGAAGTTGTGATTGTTGTTTAAGTTGTAGAACAATACCATCACCAATTCCAGATTTAATACTGTCTATAATCTCTGAAAATGATTTTAATTTTCCTGTATTAGTATCGATTACGGTACCCAAAACACCTTCAATCCCTATTCGTTCCCTTGTATCGAAACCTCTATTTGATTGGTCGACACCCATTTCTTTCATACCCGCAACAATTCCACCTACAATACCTCCAGAACTAGTTGTTGTTTTTGTGGTTGTAGTTGAACCCGCACTTGGGGCGGTTGATTGGTATCCCGCAAATGCACTTTTCATCTGTTCCATAACGGTTTTATCGTTAAGGTCCAATGTTTTACCTCCATTCACTCTTGAAAATGCTTTTTGGTATTCAATTTGGAATGAGGCCCAATCTAAGTTACTTGGGAATTTACTATAATCAACCATATTCGCCATACCTATAAATAGATTAATTCGGACTTTCTATTTCCATTATGTAATTGATATAATATCTTCTTACATAAACAGGCATAGTTAATATGTCATTGTATGAAAAACCTCTTCTGACGAGATAGAGAATCTCATCAAGCATTCCTTTCCTATATTCCGTAGAAAGGGCGAAAAAATTCTACCCCAAACCCAATTTCAACTTGGATTTCTTCTCCTGAAGGGGTCATAATTTTTTGTGTTAAATCTAATGCTGGTTTATTTTCTTGAATGTATTTTCTAAAATCTTGAGAATCTTTGATTGGTAACCTTTCAATGAAATTTCTTATATTCATAGGGTCTTTGTTACCAGCAACCGATTTAATCATAAATTCAAGTTGTTTTGTTATAATTGGTGCAACACCATTTCCATTCCAACTATCCCTTATTTTATCGATTTCTAATTCATTTTTCTTAGTTAAAAATTTGAAGGTGATATCAACATTAGATTTTTTCATTAGATATTTGTATTCACCATTACTGTCGGGTTCTAATTTAAAATCTTTGATTTTAAGTGTCGATAAATCCGCCATAAAAGTAAATTCCTTATCTGTTTTTGGGTCTGTTACAATCATTTTATATTCAGAACCAAATGCAGTATTTCTTAAAAAAATTAATACTGCTTGTCTATCCTCCTCGACCATATCATCAACATCAAAATCTTTATCTAAGATTTTTCTTTTCAATAATTCAGTAACCAAAGAATTTGTTTGAATTAAATTTGGTGAAGCTAGAATATTTTCATCTGCCGCTGTTAAATAAGCAATTCTTAGTGATTTTTTTTGTGTTGAGTAGTAAATACCTTTACTTGGTAACTCCACAACATCGTACGCAATAGTTGGGTCAATTCTTAATTCTTCCATAGTATTAATATTATACAATAACTATGATAAAGTAAAGTTTAGGCAAAAAATAAAGGAGTCGAAATCGACCCCTTTAAGACAGATTATATGTTTATTTGGAATATTAGTATACAAGGATACATCTATCCATTCTCATTGTTGCGGTGATATCAGCTAATGCATCTTGGCTATAGTCTAATGTACCAAAATCCAAACCTGATAAGAATGTACCTTGAAGAATCCATTTCTCAACCACAACACCTGTTGGGTCTAACATTTCAAGTTCAATATCTTTTTTATAACCAGCAGCATATCCCATACGACCTGTTACTGATTCCGCGTGTAAACGGAACCACTCCATTAATGCTTGAGCAGCTGATGGACCAATTGGGTCTTTAAATTTAACTGTTATAGATTCCCATTTGAATCTACCCGCAACGTATGTTGATGTATTTAAAAACGGAATTTCTGTTTCAGCAATCGTAGCCTTAGGTCTAGACGCTGATGTTACGTACCATTCATTGATACCCAATGATGAAGGGAATCTTAAAATGAATCGGTTTTGTCTTTTCGGTTCGTAAGGAACCGGCATTTTCATTAATAAATCTGCCATTTTGTATTTGTTAAGTTTTTAATTATTACTTTCCTATAAATATGTTGAAATCAGAAAATAATTTTTTTAGGTTAATTATTGTGTCAAGCTTGTTTTTCTCAATTTTTTTTCGTATTTTTTCCTAGAGCACCAGATAAAAGAACTAGAATGAATAATATTAATAATAAATACTAGAAAACTAGTACTAGAATATACTAGTATAATACTGGGTAAAATAAAATAGTATTATTTTTATAGATTTTGGTTCCCCGTGGAACATTTCTATTCCACCATAATGGTGTCTACATAAAAAAAGGGGTCCTTTCGGAACCCCTTCTTTGTTTTATCTCCTTTTAGATTAGATGTTTTCAAATGAAGCACCTGTTGGTGTAATAATGAATTCAACATCGATAAATTCAAGTGAGCGAGTAGGTTTGATGTAAATTTTACCTCTAAGTGTATTTGCATCAATGTCCTCTGGGTCATTTGATACTGTTACACGGAAGTCATATAAACCTCTTTCCTTTTTAATTGCTTCTAAAATTGGATTTACCAATCTTAAGAACTCTTGTCTTACTTGTTCATCGTTTTGTTCGAACAACAATCTTACAGCAACTGCTGAAATTAACTTTCTTGCTCTTAATAACAATCTTCTTACGTTGATTCTATCAAGTGCAGATTCTCTAACCTGAAGGGTTTTGTTACCCCAAATAATAGTACCAGTGTCAGAGAAAGTTGCAATTGGGTTAATTCTGTTCTTATATAATGTATCTCTTTCATCAAGAGTTAACTTCTTATAAGCTTTGATAGAGTTTACTAAACCTCTTGAATAACCTGCTACTGCGAACCAAGGATAAGACACATTATCAGTTAAAGCGATGTTCTTCACTACTTCTCCTGTTGGTGGTAACCAAAGTTGGGTAGAGTTATCATTATCTCTAACTTGAATCCAAGGCCAATAGGTTGCTGAATAGTTAGTATCCAAATTCGCCATATCCAAATCATCAACAATTTCGTCTGAAGTTGATACATTTGGAGCGTTTATAATATACAGAGAGTCAGCTCTATCGTTCTCAACTATATCAATTGCCTGTGTAACCAAAGAATTGTGGTCCTTAAAGTTAATACCAGGTGTTGCAAATATGTTAATGTCTACTGCCTCAGGGTTTGAGTATGATTCAATACCTCTTAAGTAAGCATAATAGTCTGAGTTTCCTGAAGTTGCACTGAACACACCTCCGTTTAATGTGTGACCACTTACATATGTTCTTTTACCAAAAACATATCCGTCAGTGTTAGTTCTTGAACTTCTGTAGATATCCCAACCATCAAAACCACCACATACTGCGAAAGTAAACTTACGGAAGTTAATAGATTCTAACTTACCCTTAGTTACACCTTCCAAATCATATGGAGTACATTCAAATGCTTTACCTGTAATTGTATTACCTGTAATACTTGATGCGTTTGTTGATAAGTGGAATCCTACGGTTACTTTGTCAGGATTTTTACCCTTATATTTTAATAAATCGGTATCAAGACCTATTTGAGATGAGATACCTAATGATACTTTCTTGAATTTGTCAGCTTGTGCCGCTAAAACAGGTTCTCCTGATGTGGTGAATGTTCCTGTTGCCTCACCTGCTTCCAAGAATGATGTTTTGTATTTAATATCACCCAAGGTAGTTCCTGATAATGAATCAGTAACAAAACCTTTAAATCCTGCAGGAATTGCATCTTCAGGATGTTCTTCCGCCATTGTTAACATAATATACTTAGAACGTAATTCATATTCACCATCTACAGTACCAATTTTTCTTGCTACGTAGCCTGGTAAAGTTGAATCCATAGTACATCTTGTAAATTTCTCTAATACTACCATATTATCGTCAGTATCATTGAAATCACGAACAAGTACATCAAATTCAGTAGAGTCTAAGTCCACATTTAGAATAGTAATTTTAACTTCAGTATTCGCTGAGTTACCATCTGATACGGTAAACACTTGGAATAAGTCAGATACTTTACCACCACGAACTTCAGAAACCACCATTGGTGATGCCGGTGTATCCCAATCAGTTAAGAAATCTTCACCAACTGAATGATATACCTCAGAAAGACTTAAACCACGTATTTCACCTCTTTCCCATAACTTCTTAATTAAAGTAGGGTATACTTCGTGAACATAAACAGGGATTTCGTCCGCTTTCTTATCGAACACATCCAATCCAATTACCTTAGTAATGTATTTTGATGATGTTGTATCTAATGAACAAGTAAATTCTTTAGCTCCACTTGTTGCACCTGTAACGTTAATTGTAAATTCACTCAGTGGATTGGTTGTTAACGTATCTGATGTAACAATGAAAGCAGAATTTGCGGTTGTTTCTAAGTTCAACACTTCAGTTGAATAAGAACCTCTTGGTCTTAGTGCTGCTACGGTAATGTCACCAAAATTATTTGTGGTTGCACCTGTGTAATTGTATCTTGTTACAACAAAAGTTGATGTTGCTGCTGAGTATACAAACAAATATGAATATAAACCGTTCACAGTTCCACCACCACTAGTTGTGTAGAAATAGTTATACCAATTTTGGTTAGTGTATGAACCGATAGGTCCTGCAATTTGGTCGCCAGATAATAACGCGGTGTCATCCTCAGGTACTAAACCAATTGTAAACCACTCATTATTAGAGTACACTCCCTCTACGATGAAATCAGTAACACTATCTCCTGTTGTTGCAGTTTTTCCTGATAAGTCAGCGAAGAATGTACTACCTGTTACACCTGTAACGGTAGAGATTAAAGTACCACTAGTTTCAACAGGAGTTGAATCTGAATCGAAGGTTACACCTGCGATAGTTTTGATACCAAATGTTTTATTGGGTTTGTAACCCGTAAGTCCAAGTACTCTTGTTACGAATAGTTGATTTGATTCTTGTAAATAAGCCTTTGCTACATATGCCAATTCGTATTTCGGATTCCCATTTCCAAATTTTTCTGGAGATGTTGGGCCGAAATAAGTTTTGAATTCGTCAAAATTGGTAATCAAAACGGGTTCTTCTGCGGGACCTTTTAAGGTTTCACCTGCTAAACCCAATGTTGTTACTCCGACACTCTGTGCAACAAATGTTAAATCCTTCTCTGATGTGTACACACCCGGAGATACGAATACTTTGTTTGAATTTGCCATTGATTGTTGTTTGGTTAAAATAATTTATTACTTATTCAATAAATATCTTTGTTTTTAGCAAAGATTTCCGTACTTTTTTCAAAAAAGATAGTTATTTATCTTTTTATATCTTAATATATCTTTAGTATGGAAAACAAATCAAAAAATGTAAAAATCAGTGAAAAACATCACGAAATGTTAAAAAAATACTGTGAGAAAAATGGTTTAAAAATCTACAAAGTTTTAGAAAAATGGATTGATGAATTTTGTAAACCTAAAAAGAAGGACCTATACGGGGAAGATTAACGTATATAGGTAACACCTATATTAGAACCTAAAACAGGAGCCGAAAGTAAAGTTATCTCATCATCACCCGACACCGCGAAACCCGTACCTTCCTCATCTATAAGACCGTTGATAGTAACATTGATGATACTATCTATTTTATTTAGGAGTGTGAACGTTAATGTACTACCATCGTACACAAAATACTCAGATTCCAAAAATAAAGGTTTACCATAACTGTCAATAAAGACACTATTTCTACCCGCATAGTATGAAACGGTGATTTCCCAACCTTCCATTGGAGGTTCTGCGAATGTTATTTTGGACGTACCTGCAATATGGAAATAATCAACATCCCTTTCCTGAACTAATCCATTAATTGCAACTGAAAATAAAAATCCGATAGACTCTCCCACACTAAATGTGGTTTGCATTCCATCCGCAATAAATTTTACGGTCGTTGTTTCAATAGATTTGTTAAAGAATTTCTTTTCAAATGGTTTTGTACCTATAAACTCAGTAAGTAAAAACATTCTACTAACTGCGGGCTTCACTTCAAATTCTTCCGAATCGATTAAAAACCCTAACATAGTAAAATCGTAAGTTTGCATATAGTATTTACGACCATCCATATTATCAATCGGTGAGTTGTCACCATTTTTATCTAATATAATAGGAATATAGTGACCTTTAACTGTTGTGTACGCCTGTCTTGATGAGAACTTTTGAAGAACTACCTTATTAAATCTATTAAGGTCTCTAAACTTGTTACATAAAATTACCACTTCATAACTAATATCAATAGCAACAGGTTGAGGTATTTTATATACATCAGCTCCCATTTGTGTTCCGTTCCAAGTTGGGACAGAAGCATAATAGAATGTACGTCTATCAGGTATAGTTCTTTGAACGACAGGGTTTGTACCTGGCTGAACATCAGGTCTACGAATAATAGCGATGAATGGAATCTTCATATTCCCATCATCATCAGAAAACTCCCAATTATTTAAAATCTCACCCCATCTCTGTATTGTCAAAATCTTATCAATGATAGGGATTTTTGTACCATCAGAAACAACTTTGAAATTATCTTTAATAAATTCAAGCATACCCAAGTCGAGGTCATCGTGTAAAATGGAATCAGGAAGATAAGTGTCAGACTTGGTTATTCTATCCAACAACTCTTGTCTCCTTTCTGTCAGTTCCTTTTGTCCGTAGATGGATATGTTATTTTTTCTTTTTGGTAATGGCATAATTAAACTCCTCTAAATTCACCTTCCTGAACAGGTGCGCAAGTTATTGTTCTATAATATGGTTTGAACCCGAAATGATTGTGTTTATTGTCAGATGTTACTTTTCCGTCATTAATAACATTATAATATCTAACTCGACCTTCCGATTCAGGATACGCGATATAATCACCATATCTAACATCTATCTTTAATTCTTCTAAGTGTTTTATATACACTTGGATTAGTAAATTACCTGGCTCCAAATACCTAAGAGTTCCATTCTTATAAGAACTATTTTTAGGTTCGTCAATTTTAACTAACGCATTAAATTCAATAGGAGGGAAATATTTTATCTCATCCTTACCCACTTCTGCATAAACTGCGTCCTTATCTGTTTTAGCTCTATCTACTCTATATAGAACCAATTTCATATTTAAATCTCCGTGTAGATACTCCTGACCCATTTGAATATGGAGGTCAAAGTCGTCTGTTGAGAAGAATTTAGATAATCTGTTTATGGGTAATTTATTTTCCATATACGTATAAATAGTTTAATAATACAATCCATTTTGTTATATTTTAATATGGAAAGAAAAATTCCTGAGATAGAGGCAAGAGAAATATTAGAAAATTATGATGGTTCCAATAATCAATTATTGGAATGGAAAATTAAATCTCAAACAGGAAAGGGGTTTAGTTTTACAAGGCCACAGGCCGATTATGTTTTAAAATATCACTCAATTACACCAAAGGTGGCAAAAAAATACGTTTCAATAGTTGAATCGTTTGGTGAGAAGATAATGGAGCAAAGATTTTTGGTTTCAGTCCCACAAAAAATATGGGTCGAGAAATTACTTTGCGAAACAGACAAAGCATACCACATTTGGGGTAAGGTTTTAGATTCGGATAAACTACAGGCAATGTGGGTACCTAAAGCCGCAATCTTACAAGAAGAAAAGAAACTCAATAGAGTAATTGACTATAGTCCGTATAGTAAGAGAGCTCCGATGGAACATCAAAAAGTTGCCATTGAGAAATTATTAGCAAACGATAAATTTATTTTAGCGGATGATATGGGTCTTGGGAAGACTACGTCCGCGGTTATTGCGTCTTTAGAAAGTAATGCCAGAAAAATTCTGATAGTTTGTCCGGCGTCCCTCAAAATTAACTGGCAAAGAGAAATTGAAAATTATACGGATAGAAGAATCTTATTAATTGAAGGTCGTAAGTGGGGTTCTACTTTTGATTATTATATTATAAATTATGATATATTAAAGAACTTTCATACCACAGATAATAGTGAAGATAGTGAAGATTACAAACTATTGGTAAACGCAGGATTTGATTTGGCAATTGTAGATGAAGCTCATTACATATCTAATAATACTGCTCAAAGGACAAGATTATTAAATGACGTATTAGAAAAAATACCAAAGGTTTGGTTACTTACGGGAACTCCGATGACATCAAGACCTATTAACTATTTTAATCTATTAAAAATTGTCGAATCACCATTAACACTTAATTGGCAATCATTTGTTCGTAGATATTGTGCGGGATACCAATTCAGAGTTGGTAATAGAAAGGTTTGGAACACTAGTGGAGCATCTAATTTAGATGAACTAAGGGAAAGAACTAAAAGTTTAGTTTTAAGAAGAATGAAAACTGACATTCTTGATTTACCTGAAAAAATAGTAACCCCTGTTTATTTAGAATTGAAAAACACATTCTATGACGATGAGTTAGAGGAGTTTATGAGAATCAGTAAAGACAACAAAGAAAATGAAAGTATTACTGTAACCTTAAATCGTTTAATGAAGATTCGTCAATTGATTGCAATTGAAAAAGTATCATATACTTGTGAACTTATTGACAAATGTCTTGAACAAGGAAAGAAAGTAATTGTATTCACCAATTTCACATCATCATTAGAGTTGATTCACGAAAAATACAAAAAGAATTCGGTTACCCTTGATGGTCGTATGTCTAAAGAACGTAAACAAGAATCGGTAGATAAATTTCAAAACAATGATAAGGTAAAAGTATTCATATCTAACATTGTTGCCGGTGGTGTTGGTATTACATTAACCGCCGCTGAAGTTGTAATTATGAATGATTTGTCATTTGTCCCTGCTCATCATAGTCAAGCAGAAGATAGAGCATATAGATACGGGCAAAAAAATAGTGTCCTCGTATATTATCCAATATTTGAGAACACTATTGAGAAGATTGTTTACAATATATTACAGAAGAAAAAAGGTATCATCGACCAAGTGATGGGTGACGGAGAATACTCAGAAACATTCAGTAAGGACTTACTTAAATCTCTCTTCTAATGTTTTTATTGTGTTCTGAATCTTACTTAATAAAGTAGAATCATCAGGACCAATAAATTTAACTGTGAGTGTTTGTTCTTCTTCATTAAATGAAACTGAACTTTCTTCCTCTTCTTTTAATATTCTAAACTCGATATCGTTTTTACCACATATCTCCATTAGTTTAGATAAATTTTCAGGTATTGACATAAATTGTTGTGTTTTATAAATAATGTTTTTTTGAGGTACGAGTAATGTCTTTTTATCCTTCTTCTTCATCTCACTAATATTCGGAAACGCATTTTTCAAGTGAGATACTGCAATGATTGTTGTTATATTACCTGTTTGCCAAGATTTATTTAATAGATAATATATTTTATTGTAATATTTCGGTGTTATGTTTTTTGTGAAGTACAAATCAAAATTCTCCATTAAAAACTCCCACATCACTTTTATATTTTTCTTGTGATAAATTGGATTACCAAAATCAGTAAAACAATTTGGGTTTGAGTTTATACATTCTTCATAAACAAACCGATATAAATTCGGGTGTGTATTGAATCTATTTAAAGCGTCCCATTTTCCATCTTCACTTAATATACCATACCTTTCTTCTTTTTCAAACCATCCCCATCTATTAATTTTAGAAAATGCGGACTCAAAACATCTTTGAGCTTCCTCAAAGTAAAGTCCCTTCCACCCCGTTTTACCCTCCTCGTAAAGGTTTTGAAAGAAACTATAATCTAATTTTTGAGTTGAATTTATATTCATATTCTAAAATATAAACTATTTATAGAAATAAAACAAATATGGCTACTACTGTTATATCACAACCAGAAAAAGAAAAACTATACTCTCAAGTATTCCATTTATTAGGTATGCCTGTTAGAGGTATTGAATTAACCGAAGAACAAATGGACACCTTTATTGAGTTTTCAATTTCAGAATACGAACAATATGTGTCTGATTGGTTAATTGAATCTCAGTGGTCAGCTTTGGCGGGGTTAGACGTTGATACACAATCTTTAACTCGAGCCTTCACAACAAGAAGTTTAGAATATGAAACCCAATATACCTACTCATATTCAAAAATTGTAGGTCTTCAAGCTAATGGACCTCACGAACTGAAAAAAGATTACATCACATTATCAGGAGGTACTCAAACATATGTGATTCCCGCGGGTCGTGAAATAAATGAACTTTTATGGTTCACAAGAGCCGAACTTACCGATTCTATTGTAGACCCTTTCTTAGGTGGTTTTGGTGGACTTGGTGGTGTAGGTTTCGGTGGTGTGGGTGGTTTTGCTCAAATTGGTACATCAGGTTCTTACTTTATGTTACCAGCATTTGATTTATTATTGAGAATGCAAGACAGAAACTTAAAAAATCGTCTTATTGGTGGTGAATTAACATATAGAATAACTGCGGGTCCTAACGGTACTAAAATTGTACACTTAATGAACGTACCGGGTGGAAAATTTGATTTCGGTTCAATAAAGAACGCAAATTTCAAAGTTTGGTATTGGTATTATGATACAATGGACAGAGACACTTGTTTAGAACAAAATGCAGATGTTATTAAGTTACCATCAGACGTTGAAACTGAACAATTGACTTGGGATAGATTAAATAAACCCGCACAAAACTGGGTTAGAAAATACCTAATCGGTTATGCTAAAGAAGGTTTAGGTCGTATTTGGGGTAAATTCTCAGGTGACTTACAAGTTCCTGATAGTACAATTAAATTAGATTATAGTTCTTTACTTACCGAGGGTAAAGACGAAAGATTAAAACTCGCTGAAGAGTTGATGGCTAGATTAGAAAGACTTCGCCCCGACAAACTTCTCGAGAGAAAAGGAGCCGAGGCGGAAAATCTTAATAAGGCATTAAAATATAGACCAATGCCTTCTCCGTTTAATGTAATTTAACTTTCAACTGCGTGTAATGCAAAGTCGTTTCCATTGGTTTCGATAATTTCATCTTCATTACTCTTAATACTTTCAGCTTGTAGAGAAACTACCTTTCTGTTGTGTTCTACCCAAAATGGGTCAGCTAGTTCTAAACTATTCTCAACATACATAAAGAATGGGTCACGATTTACTCTATTCCAAAATAATACTTCACTATCTGATAGCGTCATTACCTCATCAAACTTATCTTGACCATCTTCTTTTAGTGGTTGACCATTAATAAGTTCACATTGAGATTTAGTAAAGTATTGTCTATCATTTGGGTCTTCAATTAAAATATCCTCACGAATTTCTTTTTTGAATACACAAAGTAAAGGTTCGATACGTTTATTGAAGTTTGATAGATATCTCGCAACATTATAATCACCTGTTAAATTTGGATTATTCACAATATCTTTTTCAGGAATCATATAACAATTGATTTCTATAAAATCATTTGGCATATCAACACCATTTTTCGCACGATATTCTTCTTGTTGTTTCTTGGTTGGTTTACTTATTTTCTGAACATCACCAGATGTTTTCTTTGTACCATTATTGATGTAGTAGATAGTATCACCAAGTCCTGCGGGATAATCATTTTCAAGAATTAGTTCCATATGTGCCTGACGTGACATTAATGAACCTGCCTTAGTTGTCTTCTTGATGTGTTTTTTATAATCTTCCACGGATTGTTTTACACGTGATTTATTTGCTATTTTTGCTAATGGGATTTCTTTGTTATAAATCTTTTCAACGTATTCATAATACAATTCAACGAAAGATAAACCATCACCATTCAATAACATTTTCAAACCTTCATCTAAAAATTCAACAATGTATGTCTGTAATTTTTTAGATTTAATAGTATTACCCGTTAATTTAATTTTCTCTTTACCTTTCTTCATCAATTTAATGATGTAGTTCTTACGAGAAACATTAATACAAGCCGGAGCGGTGTAGTCAATATCAAGACCCATTTCGTTTCTCATAAAGATATCATTGAATTCTGCTGTGTCCGCTTCAATACCTTGATATTCTTTACCTTCTTCCACTAACTCATTCAAACCTTTACCAATGTATTTGTGTTCATTAATTGTTTCAGGAGTTTCAAAGTTAACACCATCCGTATCCATTACGAGAGGTTTATATCCTTTCTTCATAAAGAACATAATCATCATACGTAAACACTGACGACCTGTACAAGTAATTGTTTCACCCATATTCATATCACCCCACGGAAATACTCCATAATATCACATTCGGGGAATACATCATACACAAGTTGAATAGATGGATAAAGTGAAGCGTAGTCAAACTTAACAATGTTCTTTGAGTACCCAACATTTAATAAACGTGATAAACCTCCCGTGATTGCTCGTTTTTCATCTTTTGCAGGAACCGCCAAATTGTTTTCATATGACCAAGCTAACATTATTATCTTCCATAATGTTGCTGTACCCATTGTTGCAATTCTTTCATATGTTGTAGGTACTAATTTAGATAATAGAAACGTTGATTGTGAGAATGAATCATCCACAATCATAGTTTCATACAAGTCATCGTCAAGATACTGTTCCACAATTTTTCTACCTGGCCATATCTCAAACTTGCCAGGATATTTTTCCATTAATCCTTCTGTACCGGGGTCACCAATTTGTTTGTAACCACCTGTCTTAGGGTTCACATAATAACTTTCGTTATCGAGATATATTTTAGAAATCTTACCACCATCAACGTACACACGATTAGGTTTTTCTTTCTCCAAATATTGTGTGATATATTTCAATCCCCAAGATTTAATCTCAGAGTTAATTGCTTGTGCTCTACGAACCGAATGTGCAATATCAATAATATTAAAACCCCATATAACGTGTTGTGTATAAGGTTCAATTTCATTTGCAAGTTTTAACATTCCTTCCTTTTCTTTCATCCCTTGAGATGTAAAGATTTGTGTTAAACCTTCAATATCAACACCAAGTTTCATTGCTCTTTTTAGAATAAAGGGCCAGTCGAAGAATGCTGAGTTATAACCTCCGATGATTGTCGGTTTTAAATTTCTGATATGTTGGAAAAATCTTTCTATACAAGTTTTTTCACCGTTTTCACCGAATGCAGGAATTGTTTCATTTAAACCACGGTTATCCTTAACTCCAATCAGAATGATATTACAAGTTTCAGGGTCTAAACCTGTGGTCTCAATATCGAATACAAATCGATGAACACCACCATAATCGTCAATACCCTTAAATAATCTTTTTCTTTTTTGAATTAGATA